TTACCCCTGAACTCGGTCCGGGATTTGCTTTAAGCGATGATGATCCTTATTGTCTTATCGACTTAGACGATTGTATCAATAAGTCCACAGGAGAAATTGCGCCTTGGGCGGCGGAAATCCTTGAAAAAGTGGTTGATAGTTATGCCGAAGTTTCACGCTCTAAGGAAGGTATTCATATTATCATTAAAGCGAAACTTCCAGAAGGGAGAAATCGAGGAGTAATAGACGACGAAGGTCATAAAATAGAAATTTATGATCATAGTAGAATTATTTCTATGACTGGTTGGGTCATTGAAGGCTTCCCTACGGTTATTAGAGATCATCAGGCTTTTGCTGAAGAGCTTCAAAGCAGGATCAAAAAGAGCGAAGATTTTCCCGCAGAGAAAGCAGAAAATTTAGGTAAAAGCCCGGATTTAGAAGATGAAAAGATAATAGAGTTAGGTCTAACGGAAAGCAACGGTAAATTTAAGAGACTCTATGAAGGTGGTGACACTTCAGAATATGACTATGATGATAGTAGGGCAGACCTAGCTCTATGTAATGGGATTGCTTTCTATACTCAAAAGCTGGAACAAATAGATAGAATTTTCAGGTCTTCTCTTTTAATGAGAGATAAATGGGAAAGAGACGATTATAGAGCCGGAACCATAAATAAAGCAATTCAAGGTTTGAGAAAAATTTACAAAGTCCACCACGGCATTTCAATTTCTGATCTTACCAAGGATAAGGACAAGAAACTTCAATTTTCGCCCACAAAGGCAGCTAAATCAATCTTGGACAAAGTACCTTTTAAACTTGCCTCATGGGAAATTCAAACAAAAGAACCTTCTCTTTGGACTTGCGGCGATAATGGGCTTTGGACTAAAGGCGGAGACTTCTTAATTGAGGAAATATGTGATAAAGTAGCTGAAGACCTTTCAAAGCAAGGGAATATCTCAGAAGTAAAAAGACGAATTAAGAACGATCTGAGAAAAGATCCTGTAGAATTTGACACGGGAAAGCCTACCTTAGTAGGAACTAAAAACGGTTATGTTTGCGACTTGATAACCGGCGAAGTGAGGCCAATGGAGTCTAAGGATTACATAAGCGAAGAGTTGGTCCTACCTGTGGACTTTAAACCTAATGCCAAATGTCCAGAAATATTCAAGTTCTATGATAGTATTTGCTCTGATGATTGCTCAAAGATGGCAATGATCTCCGATGATTTAGCAGCTTTGAATCTTCAAGCATGGCCTTACATCGCGATGTTTTTAGGACTTGGTGGAAATGGTAAAGGACAAAGGCAGAAATTCAGGCGAAAGTTCTTTGGCGCGCTAACTATAGCGGATATCTCCTTAAAAGATCTCAATAATAAGAATTTTATTGTATCGGAGCTTTCCAGAAAGAGAATCCTTCATTGTGGAGAAGCTAAGAGGAATGAAAAGAACGGTGAAAAATACAGCACGGCAATTCTAAAGACTCTAACCGGAGATGATCAGGTTACAACAGATCAGAAGTATAAGGGCTGCCTTAGCTTTGTTCCGTTCTGCAAAGTAAATATCGATGCAAACGATCCTCCCAGGTTTGACGACGAATCAAGGGGTTTTACCAGAAGGTTTAGAAGAGTCAATACGCCTTACTATTTCACAGAAAACCCTGATCCTGAAGATCCGACACAAAGAAAGATCGATGAAAAATTGCACGAGAGGATAACCACAGAGGAAGAGCTTAGCGGCTATTTAAATGTTCTAATTAGCCTGGCAAAAGAGATAGTCCCTAAAAGGTCTTATCCTGCCTGTGAGCATCTTACAGAGGGATATGAAAAGCAGGTCTATTCAATTGAAGAGTTCAAGAATCAATTTTGCATGGTATTCGAGGTTAATGAAAGCGAATATACTGTTATAGAAGATCTCTATGAGGCTTTCAAAAAATGGGCTACTTTGGCTAATGCTTCCATCCTAAATAAGAATTCTTTTGGAAAAATATTTTCAAATCTAGCTGGGTGCTGCTCACCAACAAAGCGCTTTGGCAAAGAGACCAAAAGGGTTTACTCGGGAGTTAGGTTTGATAAAGAGAAGTATAATAGAGCAATAGCTGATATGACTGAAATACTCAATAAGGGATCGAATGGAGATTCTTATCAATGCAAACACCTTTCAGAGACATATCAAAACTTGAAAAGAGAATATGGGGATGATTCATGGTAGTTTGTAACAGGATCTATTACTTTTTAAATCGCTATCTAATGGTGCATTTTGTGAATTTTGTAACAGGTTGTAACAGGTTTGTAACAGGTCAATTTTTTTAAAACCGACATCAACCGACGCATTTTTAGGTTTTGTAACAGGTGTAACAGGTTTTTGGGGTTTTGAAAACTTTCCGTAGAAAAATTTCAAATTTTTACTACTTTTTCCACAGGGTGTTCTCTCCCGCAGGCTTTCAAATATTTTACTGTAAAATATTGCATATTCCTGTTACACCTGTTACAAATTAAATAATATATAGAATAAATGCTGTTACAGTTATTGGTTTTTAAAAAAATATATTTTTTAGTAACCTGTTACAAACCGGTTACAACCTGTTACAGAAAAACCTAAAATGCTTTGGATGATATTGATTTTTTAAAAAACTGACCTGTTACAGAAAGGTAGGAATGAACAACCCTGTGGACAATATTAAGTTTAATTCATGCCGCAAGCTTTATATATCTATAAATATATTAAAAATTAATAATTATAAAACTGGTGATTATTAATATGGTTTATCTTAAGTATCAATGGCCTGAGATTGAATTAGCTTACACAAAAGGATTAGAAGAAGATGGAAAAACCAAATGGTTGAATAAGAAAGAGATAGCTGAAAGATTTAATGTTGATGTAGGTTATCTTCGTCAGGTTGCAAGACGGGATAACTGGAAGCAGAAAAGAGCCGCGTATGTACTATCTCTTTCTCTCAATGAAGGTGACATAGAGATTGAAGATCCTAAAGCGGAATATGAAAAGTTTCAAAGAAAAGCTTATCAAGCAGCATCACAAACCCTCATGATTATTATTAAGAAATTGGATTTAATTATTAAAAAGCAAGAATATAATTTATCTGATTTAGATAAATTAATGAAAATGCTTGAACGAACACAATTAATTGCTAAAAATAGTATTGGAGATAATTTAGAAAACTTTGAAGATGCAAAGTCCGAATTCGAAAGATTAATGAAAAAACTTAAGGAAGATGAGAAGGTAGAAAAGAATCTTCCCGAAGCTTTGCCCGAGATAACCGTTACTACTCTTTAACGCTCGCCTTGCAAGGCTCGCTCTACCTCGCCTGATGGCTCGGACTGGTTTAGCCCCAAAAGGCTAAACCTATATTCTCTTAATAAGTTTATGAAGTTTGATAAGTATTCATATCTTTTAATAAGCTGTATCAAATTAATTTTTTGTAAACTCGAAAAAACATACTATATAGGAATGAAAACAAGGATTTTAGGCAAATCAAGTCTATTGCTATCGATTGAGTGAAAAAGGCCAAAAATCGTATAGCGCGCAACTGCATGAAGGGAGAGCTTTTTTACTATTGATAAAAATATGAGAATTAAATTCAACGCCTATTCATAGCGTTTTTGCGCTATTTCTCTAGTATTCGATTCTTAATCAGTTTGCCTAATAATCTAATGATTACTTCATAAGTATTTTAAACTTAATAAGTTTTTAAATCTCTGCAAAGTCACCTACTTTATAAGCAAAAGATCTTTTTGCCCATGTCCTAAACTATCAAAGTATAGGAGTTTTGCAATCTTAGAGGCTTACAAAGATTATTAAATTAATAAGATATAATTATCTGTGGCAAAACGATTGTAGAACTTATAAATTCAGCTTCGCGAAGGGCTGGAAAGATATACTGAGATTGATAAGAAATAAAAAGTTGATAAGTTTAATAATTCTTAAGTAATTGAATTATAAAGTTTATAAAAACATTTTTATTTAATTAACTGGGGCTTTCCCTTTTAACAGTTGAAAGGCGGTCCGCTAATGCACTATAAATTTTTTGAGCTTTTTTCGACCTTTTACCGAAACCTTTAAATATTAATAATATTATTATTTATATAAATTATATTTTAAATTATGGTGTTATCAATATGTTAGATCTTCCAGTTGGCAAAGCTCGCTATTCAATTTTGCACTCCAATAAACGTCTCAACCTGTGGCAAGGTGCTAAGCGTTCTAGCAAGACTGTTAGCTCAATAATTCGCTGGATTGAATACACCATAACCTGCCCACCTGGCAACCTTTTGATGGTCGGAAAGACCCAAAAGTCCTTAGAGAAAAACGTGCTGGATGTCATCGCAGAGTTTGTAGGCCCCAAAAACTTTGTTTACAAAAGAATAACTGGCGAAGTAATCCTTTATGGCCGAAAAATAGACGTTGTTGGCGCAAATGATGAAAAATCTAAAGATAAAATTCAAGGCAGAACTTTATCAGGGGCATACGGCGACGAAGTACCCCTTTGGCCTGAATCGTTTTTCAATATGATGCTTTCCGGCTTATCAGTCAAAGGAGCTAAATTCTTTGGGACGGCTAATCCTGAGTCTTGTAGACACTGGCTTAAGGTCAAGTTTCTTGACAGAGAGAAAGAATTAAACCTTATATCTTTCCATTTTACACTTGATGACAATCCAAGTATAGACCCGGAATACGTCGCCGATCTTAAAAAAGAGTATACCGGACTTTGGCATAGTCGATACGTCTTAGGGCTGTGGATAAATGCCACGGGTGCAGTGTATTCAGAGTTTGATATAAATAAAAATGTAGTCAATGAATTACCAGAAAAATTTGATAAAATTTATATATCTGTAGATTATGGCACGGCCAATCCAACTTGCTTCTTGGCATTTGGAAGATCTAAAGGAAAGTGGTTTGTATATAATGAATACTTTTTCGATAGCCGCAAAGAAGGAAGACAAAAGACTGATAAACAATATGCAGATGACTTGATTAAATTTATAAATCAAAAATTTCCCCAGAAAATCCTAGTTGATCCTTCAGCTTCTAGCTTTATAAACGAAGTCCGCAGCTTGCGAAAATATAGAATTGGATTTGCCAATAACGATGTAATTGATGGAATCCGTTTAACTGCTAAGGCTCTTGCAAATGAAGATCTATATATTTATAAAAATTGTACCAAACTAATAGAAGAGATTCAAAATTACGAATGGGACCCAAAAGCGCAGGAAATGGGAATTGATAAACCACTTAAGGCAAATGATCACGCCGCAGATTCTCTTCGTTATGGTGTCAATGAAATTTTCAATCATAATTATAATAAAATGCCTGTAGATTTACCAAAGAAGTGATTTTATTGTTAACAAATTTAAATTTCTTATCAACTGGAATGTCCTGGCCTGTGGATGATTTAGATACAAAACTTAGGCTGGAAAGCTATGAAAAGAATAAGCTCCTTTTTGAAGGCCACCATTCAAGCGTTTTCACAGATTTAAACCGACTCCTAAGAGAAGATGAAAGTTCCGTTCTAGCCTTCTCCCTTAACTGGCATAAGAGACTTACAACAACCTTTGCAAACATGCTATGGGGTGAAACGCCTAACATTTCCTCAAGTACTTCTGATAAGTATCTTAAATCCTTAATAGAATACAATGATTTTTATAATACTGGTTATGAAGTAACCCTTGATACTTTAAGATATTCTCCAGGGATAATAAAAATAGGCTTTGACGGCGAAAGAGCAACTATTGAATCTCAAAACCCTGCCTTTTATTATCCTGTGGTAAATCCAGATAATATTAAAAAGATTCAATACCATGTCCTAGCATGGACTTTTGAAGAAATCGATTGGGAAGGCAAGAAAACAAGCTACCTCCGCGGGGAGGTCCACAGCAAAAGCAAAGTAGAAAACCGCCTTTATGAACTCGATAACGGCAAAATCGGCAAGCAGATTAAGCCTATTTCATCTCATCCTCGATATAAAACCTTAAAGGATGAACAAAACACCGGCGTAAATGATTTTCTCATTATCCCTATCTTTAACCTGCAAACCTCTGATAATCCATTTGGTCAATCAGATTATGAAGACATAAACTCATTAATTGAGCAATTAGAGTTAAGAATTTGCCATATAACACGCATATTGAACAAACATAGTGATCCAAACATGGCCGGGCCTGAGTCGTGCCTTATCAATGATCCAGACACCGGAGAGCCTATTTTCACGAGCGGCGGGAAGTTTTGGCCTTTAGAAAGTGGAGAGAAAGCGCCTGAGTATATAACATGGGATGGCAAGCTTGATAGTGCTTTTAAGCAAATGGAATTTCTCTTAGATCAATTATATGCTCTGAGTGAAACAAGTTCTGTTCTCTTTGGCGATCCTAAGAAGCTTCAAAGGGCGGATTCTTCCGCAGCTCTAAAAAGGCTACTAATAAGCACTCTTTCAAAGGTTAATCGCTTGAAATTGTCGATTGAACCCAAAATGCGCAAAGCCCTAAAACTTGCTTCTCAAATTGAGGTTCAAAAGAAAGTGCCTGATGCTGTGGAATTGGTAGATATTAAGATAGGCTGGAGAGATGGCCTTCCCGAAGACCCGGTAGAGATGGCTCAGATTGCTAATTTGGAAGGGCCTGTGGCTGAGGAACTTAAAAATGAAATAGCAGTGGAATGAAGCTTCATTCCACTAAACCTTTTCTACATGAATTGTTTTCAATAGCTGCAAGGTTCCCTTGTCCCAAGGATAATAAGAGGTTATTATAACTAGTGCATGAGTTGGGTCGAATGGAGCCTGATAAATGGCATGATATTCATCTACAATAGTTTCTGAATCCAATTTTACCATCGCTGAAACGATTGCTCCACTAGCGCCATCTATCACCCGTGTATCCGACACGATCCCTGAAACACGTGGATCATCCCCGGCTGATGATTTTAAAACCAATTCCCAATCAGGACCTGTTATGATTGCGCGCTTTTCTTCCGAGTATTCTATCTTAATTGCTGCACCAAAATAAGTACCAGGATTTATAAGCACTGAATATTGTGTTAATTTATCCCCGCCTAACGTTTCAGTTATCACGGGAGCAGTAACATTAACGGCATATTCGTCACTCCTTAATCCTAAATCAAACGACACCTTATAAGGACCAGTCACAACACTATCAGGAGCAGCGTTTACGATAGGCAAGACAAACGCAATCAATACTAGCAGCAAAATGAATTGTTTTACTTTCAACCCTCCTTAATCAATCATTACAATATTCACTATTTATCTCTATTTAATTTCAATAATTTATATTCAAGCGTAAACTTTATATAGTAATAATATTATTATTTAAATATATTATTAATGGTTTACAGAGCCACCACAGAAATGTTTTCTGTGGAAATCTGGGAGTTTTTAAAATGGATGAAGAATCAAAATTACTTACTTTCACACAAGAAAAGCTTGACAGTATCATATCTGAAAGAGTTTTTCGTGAAAGGGATAAGCATACTGAAACAATCAATTCACTTACGGCTGAAAATGAGACTCTTAAAGGCAAAATCACTGCAATTGATACTGAAAATCTCATTAAAGAGGCCGGTTTACCAACAGAATGGACTCAAAAGCTAACTGGCAAAACTCAGGATGAAATCAAAGCCGAAATTCAGGTTATTAAGACACTGGTTGAAAAATCTAAACCAGCGCCGGAACCGATAGGCAGCGATACAAATCCAGCGAATACGAAACCAATTATAATTACCAGAGAATCAATTAAGCGAATGAGTCCACAGGAAATAAACACGAACTGGGAAGCCGTTCAAAAGGCTCTCAAATCGGGAATATAAATAAAATTTAATGAGGTTTAATTACAAATGACACTTGATACATTTCTTGGCGAAGTCTGGAGTGCCCGCTTGTTAGCGAATTTGAACAAAGCCCTTGTTTATTCACAGATTGGGGTTTGTAATCGAGATTACACCGGAGATATTAAGAACGTAGGCGACACTTGCCACATTAACGGAATAGCCCCGGTAACCGCTCGGCCTTATGTTAGGAACGTAGGCATTGAAGCGCCTGATATTCTTTCCGATGCTGCAACCACACTTGTTATAAATCAGGCAAACTACACTAACTTTGAAGTTGACGATGTAGATAAGGCCCAAGGAGCCGCTACCGTTATGGATATGGCCATGAGCGAAGCGGCTTATGCTTTGGGTGATGTTGCCGATCAATACGTTGCCGCTCAGATGGAAGCTAACATATCCGCCGGAAACAAGCTTGGAACCGATATTAGCCCCATTGTGCCAAATTCAACAGATGGAAGCACAGTTTACGATTACTTGACTGACCTGAGCGTCCTTCTCACTGAAAATAATACTCCTAAGTTCAACAGATGGGTAATTGTCCCGCCTTGGATTTCTGGTCGATTGGCCAAAGATGATCGCTTCTCTAATATCTCTGCTTCTGGATCTTCCGAAGCCCTGAGGAACGGCATAGTAACTCGTGTGGCTGGCTTTGACGTGCTGGAATCTAATAACGTACCCAACACGACCGGAACCCTTTACAAGGTTATAGCAGGCTATAGCGGCGCTGTAACCTACGGCGAACAGATCAATCAGGTAGAAGCTTACAGGCCCGAGGATGCTTTCTCCGACGCTGTAAAGGCCCTTCATTTGTTTGGCGCAAAGGTAACTAGACCCTCCACACTGGCAATGATGACTTGCAGCAAAACCGCTTAAGGAGTGACTAAAATGTCCAAAATTTTTTTGTGGCCTGCAACTCTTGTTGTAATCCTGGTGTTTGCTTCATTCTCAGGTCTTGCCGAAGCTAAGACTACGATTAACGAGAGCCAGTGCGTTATGGATTCTTATGTGACCCCTGCGACAGCTACAGCCCTTAATAGCACTTCTGGAATGCAAATCAACTCTTCTAAAGATAACCGCCTTATTCTTCTGGTAGCTAACACCGCCGCCGCTGCCGGATTGAACGTGACCGTCCAAAAGGGTGTTTATTTCCGCTCGGGCCTGGGGAATCTCAGCCTAACAATCCCTAAGAGTTCTACACGCCTCATAGGACCGCTTGAGAGTTCAAGGTTTGAACAAGCCGACGGTAAGATTTACATCGCGATTAATAACACCAACGGAACTGTAATTGGATATAGACTGCCTACTTCTTAGGGCTGTCTTATTTTTCTGAGGTTTCCTTATGACTGTCACTGAAGGCGATATTATAACATCTCTGCAAACCTTAACCACTATTGAGACAATCCAGAGCGGGGCCGAAAGTGAAGCGACACCGGAAGAAGGCACAACCGCCGATTTGCTCTATGCAGAATTCACAGAACTCCTTGATCAGGCTGAGGAAGAACTCGCGAATGATCTAACACGCCTGAATTTAACCACAGTTAGCGATATTACCACTAAAAGGGCTTTAGCTTATCTGATCGGGGATTATCTGCAAATTGGGCAGCCTGAGTGGAATGCGGCAAAAGTTGTATTTAATCAAGACACAAGCGTTTCAAGGTTCGCGAATAGACAAGGATCTTCATATTATTATAATTATCTCAGAACTTTAGAAAATGCACAAAAAGCCGATGAAGATTATAAAGAACGCAAAGCCGGGGTTTTCATTACATGAAGCGCAGATTATTCAATATGCCTAATAGAATGATAATCTCTGAAAGCACGAGTGGGGCATCAGCCGATGCGTTTTTTGGCTTTGCGCCCGCGCCTTCCGGCACTGAGCAAACTGTGGACGCCGGAGTCTTAACCACACCTTCAACGACCCTATATTGCACTCTGAAAGATCACGGTTTTTATAGTGAAGTCTCAATAGTATTCAATCTTTTGAATGGTGCTACACCCGTTCAAAAAACTATCTTGTGGGATTTTTGGAATTCCGAAGGTTCGCTTACTTCAAAATCCGTAGCGTGTGCGATAACTTCCGTCCTTAATTTCACGGCTACGTATTCCGGCTTAGAGCTTCCTGTGGCTGATTTAAAAATTCAAGCAAAGGACGCCGCAGGGGAAATTATGACAATTCCCGGCGAGGATACTACAATTTATACTAATTATCCATGTTATTTTCAAGAAGTTACCACGAAAAGCGATTTACTTGAATTTGGCTATGCCGGTGTTGCTATCGAAAATTTGTACTATTGCCGTGTTTATCACGAGATGGAAACGCTGGATCAATTCCAGATTGAAGGCTATACAAAAGAAGTAGACAGCGCAACGGTAAACCAAAATTTTCAAGTGTTTTCTCTCGTGAGAAAGATTAGAACCCCAGGATCTTCAAAAGTTGTAGCTTACGACTTCTTCGCGAAGGAATTAACAGGCTCTTAAGGACGTGATTTTTCATGATTTATAGATGGATTAAAATTGATATTGAACAAGATATAGATATTTCAGAGGCCGGAATTTTCACGATAGCAACTCCTAGGGCAGGATGTTGGCTTTCTGTGGCTAAAATGATGATAACAAGCTACTTTTCGAATTTAGAAGGCCACTGCTCAGAAATTCAACTACTCTTCGGAGATGATGAAAAAACCGGCTTAATGAATTTAGAAGGAATGCCTCTTAATATTGATATTGGCGAATATCATGAAGTACTCTCCGGCGAAGTAGACGAAGCACTAAAAATCAAAACCACATGCAGCAGCGTTCAAGGTTATGCTTTACTCTCGGAAACGGAAGGATAAAGATCATCCTTTTGCCGCTAGAGGATCAGGATTTGATTGATTTCTTGATTGGCTGGAAAAAGGAGTTGGCTGAATTAGGGATTAGACCTTGATCTTGCACGCTATTCTCGAAATTCGATATCACCTTTAGGGATTTCCTCACGTATAATTGTAAAAAAAATGAGTGCATTTTTGTAGGATCTAGTATCCTCATTATCCATCATCACGACCTCAGATATACATTCTAAAGCCTCATCAATATCGTCTAAAACATAGCAAAGCCATGCTTTTAACACTAATAATTTGGCAATTTCTTCATCATCTAATCTAGCTATTTGAAGCGTGATTTCAATGGATTCTATCGCTTCTTTCCATTTCCCATTTAGGAATAAGGCCAGATTTTTCAAGTTCCAAGCAACAGCAAAGGTCGGATCTAATTTTATCGCGCAATCAAGAGCCTGAAGAATACTTGCAGAAATGTTGTGGATTTCATCACTATCAAAAATCGCATAGAAAATTATCTTGCCACTGTCACTTCTTTGTAAGAAATCTTTATCATCTCTAGACTCTTTTTCCATATCAATAAGCATTAGCATCTTTTCGGAAAGCTCTTGGAAAATTTCTATGCCTTTTAGTGTATATAATTGAGCACAAATTTTATTATTAGATGAATTCTCAATAATGCCTTTATCAATGCATAGGATCGCTCCTTTTCTCAATCCTGAATCTCTTAGGTCTTTATACTCTAAAATTAGATCTCTATATTTCATTTCTCTTAGGAGCTTCTGAATGAGATCATTTGCCAATTTGCCGAAATTAATTAATCCCATAATTTCATTCACTATGCATAGTGGGTCTCCGTATAGCATCAAACTATATTGGCGAGAGTTCTAGTAAAAAAATCTATGCATGATGAATTTGCTTCTGCAATTATCAAATATTTATTAATAGTATACGATATTGAACGTATTTTAAAACTTAGATAGCTATTGAACTTGAACCATGCCGCATTAAACCGATTTTAAACCCCACAGGAATGTGACACATAGGGCGGAAAAACATAAGTATCCGAATGGGATATAAACTTAGATAGCATTTCAAAGATTCGCGAGATTATCATCATCAGTAGGTTTAGCTTATGGGGCCACGGCGATTTGAACGCCGGTCACAGGACCCCCAGTCCTGTAGGATACCAGGCTACCCTATGGCCCCGCATGGCGCACCCTAGGATGCAGAGGTGGCATATAAGGATTTCCCACG